CCAAAAAGAAGGTACGTACGGCATTTCTGACGACGATCTGTTATGGGCTTGGCCACTTTCTTCTATTCAATCAGCGTCTCTTAGCTATCGTAAGATCGTAGAACTCGAAGAGTTCGAAGTGCCATATTGGATTGATGCTGTAGGTACATCACCGACTGGTATCGCTGTTGGTACATATGTTTTTGGCTTCTATCTCGACGGAGCCGAAGCAAATATTCCCGTCATCTTCGCTACTTACCATAAAAATTCTCTGTTTCCAGAACCACCTACTCACGAAGACACTGGTAAAATGCTTCAGATAGATGTTCCGACTGAAGAAGAAGATTACATGGATGTATCTGCTCTCGCAAAAGGATGGTGGAAAGACAAGAAGAGAGTGGGAGAAAATGACGGCGGAATTGTTTCTGCTAGTGAATATGAAGACGAATCAACACCAGAAAAAGGCGGTCAGCTTTTACCTAAACATCCATATACCCAAGGAATGTTTGGTATCGTGAAACAACCTCCTTCTGACTATGATACAAAATATCCATACAATCTCGTTCATACGACTAAGTCAGGTCATGCGATTGAATTAGACGATACACCAGGACACGAGAGAATACATTGGTGGCACAGATCAGGTAGCTACGAAGAAGTATCTAATGGTCCGCCCGAACAAAACAGAGACGGCCTCAAAAGGCCTTATCCTAACAGTATGGGTCCAGATAAATGGGAAGAGCAAAACGATTCTCATTTAAAAGAAAAACCAAAAGAGAAATGGTCAGGGCGAAGAGTACGAAAGACAACAGAAAGCGAATACAATATCGTACTCGGCAATAAAGAAACACTCGTAGGCCATAGCGCGAAGTTGGAGATAGCAAATAATACCACGACAGGTATTAGTAATAATGATTTCCATACTACTGGAAACAATATGTTTTTGGCGGTGGGATATATCCCACGTACTACAACTGACGGTGAGAAAGTTTTAACATCGAGAATAGCGCGTTATCAGATCGAAGATTTGTATCAGAAAGATCAGATCATGGATCCCAAGATTATTCCCGAAAAACAACAGGCGAACTTTATTACTGACGTAGCAAATAATGTTCAACTTCATGTGGGTTGGGGATACACATACGCAAGAGAGTTAGACGAACACTCACAGAAAAATCATTATATTGAGATAGCAAACAATCAGTTGACGACCATCGGATGGATACCAGAAAATAATGAAGAAGGTAACGGTGAGAGTCGACAGGTACAAGAGACAGAACAAACTAATCATTATCTTGACATCAAAAATAATAGCGTTACACAGATAGGATGGAAGCCGAAAGATCAAGCGAGATTATTGACAGAGAACGATACGAATAATTATTATCTCGAGATCAAAAATAATGGCGCATTGAGTATCGGTTGGGAGCCAGTCACGAACGGTAGAGATATCAAAGATCAATCGACTGACCTAACAATAGATGTTAAAAACAGTGCTTTGTTAAATATAGGATATGAACCAAACGGTGACAACGCACGGAAATTTGATGGTTCAGAGACAAATGATTTTTATGTTGATGTCAGAAATAATTATGCTACGACAGCACAAAACAATTATTATTTGAATGTTGGTCTCAATCCTAACACTCAAAGAGATATGCAAGATAAACATGAAAGAAGTTTGTTTATCGATGTTGCTAATGAATATAGTTTAGTTGTAGGTTCAAATAGAAAAGAAAGATCGAACAGTAATTATACTCATAGCATCATAGGTAATGCTCTCTTTGATTTTCATGCTCTCGCTACATTTAATGGAAGACATGAAATTGTAATGAACTCACCGACTGGCATTACATTAGACACGCCATCGGTCAGTATATTGGGTTCGTTGACGGTGGAGAAAGGTGGTAGTATGCTTGTCGCCGCTACTGGATCTTTTACTGCAATGAACGGTAGAACAATAACAGTTACAAATGGAATAATCACAGACATAGGCGATCCAAAATAATGTCATTAGAAGCTACAATCGACAGAATCAAAGCGATGCAAGAGGAACTTGAGGCCGCCACAGGCGTGACTGAAGTAGAAAATGCAAATGGTGATATCGAATCGGTCGCAGGTGAATTTAGTTGTGAGAGATTAGAGATGCTCGTTGAAGAGCACATGAAGACAGTGACAGATCACATCAAAGCGAAAGTCGAAGAGATATCTGCGTTGATTTCAAACTATGCACCAATTCTCAGTCTACCCGGTAATCCGCTCAAGATTCTGAAGTGGGCAAAAAAGGTCGTGACAGGACTAGCAGGTCCCGCTGTTGCTGCAGCAATCGAACTCGCTATTGAGATAGCTCAACTCGCCGGAGCAATAGCAGGTTTGGCGGGCGCTATCGCTTCAGCGGCCGCAAGACTCGTAAACTGTATTACTAATTTAGTCAGAGATACACTTAATGATTTGGCGAGAGAAGTATTAGATGGTGCCGCTAAATTATATGATCAAGCTTTAGGAATATATGAAGATTTCAAGGACGACTTGTACGAGCAATCAGGAATTAAAGAAATTATGGATGGAGTACAAAAAGTCAAAGATCAGATCGAAAATGTGAAAGACAGTATTGAAAGTACTCAACAATCTATTAATTCTATCGAAAGATCAAAAGATCAATTGTTAAATACAACACTGAATATACCGTTAAGAGGATAAATAATGTCTGAAGCGTGCAGAACTGACCTACCGCCTGGTGCACCAAATAGGCTCGTAGAAGCCTCGGGTCAGTTAACTCCAAATTATAACGGTTCACGTTACGCAGTCATCGGTCATCTGAATGTTGTACCTGATTTCTTTCTAAACTTAACTGCGAATACTTTTTCTAATAATATCTCGATAGAGGTATATGCAGATCAATTACAATCGGCTACACAAGAATTAGTATTAGAATTACAAACACTACAAGCAAATGCGTTGGCTTTAGTTGCAGGAATACCTGATATTCCAGATGAATTAGTCGGAGAATCGACTGGCTGTATACTCTTTATGGCAGCGAACAATGCAAATAGTTTTCCAGCAAATACCAGCAGTGGAGACCCGTATTTAGAAATATGTCCAGATGGTTCTATACAAATACAATCAGGAGATAATGGTAGTAATAAGAAAATATGTCTTAAATTAATCGATACATGCAATACGATGTTTTGTGTAGAACCACAACACATCTACGGAGAAATAATTTGCACTAATACTACCGTTACTAACACTCATTTCGATATTGAAGAAACAACAATAAAGAGTAAAATACAAACTAGCACATCGAATACTTATTTTGATATCGAATCTACTGGAATTACGAGCAAACTGCAAACATCATCTGGAAATACACAGATGATTATACAAAATCAATCGATACAATTGACTGGTCCGAGTACAGGCAATGTTGTTATTTCGACGGCTAATACTACAGTTGATGGAGTCGATATCAAATATCTATTAGAAAGAGTAGAAGCATTAGAAATAGCTATAGCAAATACATAATAAATAACAATTAAAAGAGAAAAACATGGGCGTCAAGACAGCACTTAAAGATGACGAGTTTAAACAGTTAAATAAAGATCGCGATATTTACAGCGATTTTAATCATACTTTTTTACCTCATCCTTTTACTAATCAGATTAGTCGCAAGACTAATGTCGACTCTGTGAAGATGGCTTTACGTAATCTCATTTTGACTAATAAATATGAAAGACTGAGAAATCCTGATTTTGGCGGAAATCTACGCAGATATCTCTTCGAGCCATTTGACGACGATCGTATTCCCGAAGAAATTAAACAAGCTATCGAAGAGTTAGTAGAGCTTTACGAACCGCGAGTGAGATTATTAGACGTAGACGTTCAATCAAACGAAGATCTGAACGCAATGAATGTTAGAATACAATTTAGTATTATTACATCACAGACAGACGAATCACTCGATATCACACTATACAGAGTAAGATAAAATGACAGCTAGCAAAAATCTCACGACTCTCGATTTTCAGAGTATCAAGCAAAATCTCAAGGATTTTCTCTCTGATCCGGATCAAAATCCAGCATTCAAAGATTATGATTTCGAAGCTTCGAATATTAATGTCTTGCTAGACGTATTAGCCTATAATACGAGTCTCAATGGTTTCTATTTAAATATGATTGCCAACGAGATGTTTCTCGACTCTGCTCTACTACGTGACTCTATAATCTCACACGCTAAAGAACTCAATTACGTTCCTCGATCATTTAGATCTGCGTACGCAAAAGTAAAGCTAACACTCACTGATACGACTGACGATGCTACTATTATTATACCTCGCGGTACAGCATTTACAGGAACAGAAGGCAATAGAAATTTTGTATTTACAACTGCAGAAAATATTCAAGCACTCAATGTATCTGGTACTACTTTTGAAGCTAACAATGTGGTGATATATGAAGGCGATTATATACAAGATTCATTTGTTGTTGACGGACTGTCGACAAAGAGATACATTACTTCAAACAAAACTATTGATACGAACAGTTTGAAAGTAACTGTGATCGAAGACAACGGCGCAACTGTTTTATCATACGAGAAAACAGAAAGCTTATTTGGTATTAGTGCCTCTGATCAAGTGTATTTTATTCAAGCAGCAGAAAACGATTCATACGAGATATTGTTCGGCGATGGTATCATTGGCAGAAAACCAAAAACAAACTCTATCGTTTTAATGGAATATAGAACGTGTAACGGGGAACTACCGAACGGCATCAATAAGTTTACTCCGAACGGTAAAATCGGTACGGCTACGATCACAAAAGTTGATACGCTTCCGGATGGCAGAGCATCAGGCGGTTCTATTCCTGAATCACTCGAATCGATCAAGCTGAACGCGCCGAGAGCATTCACCACACAAAATAGAGTTGTGACCGCAAATGACTACGCTACACTTTTGAAAGCAAACTTCTCTGAGATCAATGATGTTGCTGCGTATGGCGGCGAAGAGTTTGATCCACCCATGTACGGAAAAGTAATCGTCGCTGTCGATCTAAAGAACACTGACGAATTACCTAAAAGCTTTAGAGACAAATATAGATTATTCATCAAGCCCCGCAGTCCGTTGTCTCTCGATCCTGTCTTTGTAAAACCAAATTACTTATACTTGTCGATCGATACAAAAGTCAAGTACAATATCACTCAAACATCATTGGGTGTAGATGACATCAAGAGCTTAGTTGTGTCTGCAATTCAAAACTTTAACAATCAAAATCTGGATGGATTTAATAAAACGCTGTTCTTCAGCCGATTGATCGCAGCAATAGATAACTCTCAAGATGCAATCATCAGTAATGACACGACTGTCAGAGCGACTAAATTTATTTCAACTGCTGAACTTGTGAGAAATAACTATGTCCTCGACTTTGACATGCCTTTGCAAAATGATATCGGCGTAATCGACACTGTGATGTACGACTACAACAGGATACGTACCGTTGAGTCTGAGTCGTTTGCGTTCGACGGAGATACATGTTTCATACATGATGATGGAGTAGGTAACTTGAATGTAGTCAGAGAAATGGGTGATGAGTGGGAAGTGATTACTACGATTGGTGCTGTCAATTACAATACGGGTAGAATTAGACTCGATAATTTCAGTACAGGTAGTTTAAAAACAAGCTTTAAGATAACAGTGACGCCGAGAGAAAAAGACATCTTCTCTCAGAAAAAATCAATTTTGAGAACACTTGATCAAGATATCAAAGTCACAGTGGAACAGGTTAGACTTTAATGGCTTTAGAAGTCGAAAAAAATATCTCGAAATTTATCGAGCAACAATTTCCTGAATTCTATCGAACTGAAGGCGAAAAGTTTGTTGCCTTTGTTCAAGCATATTACGAGTGGATGGAATCAAACAATAGGGAATTATATCACTCTCGAAATCTGACAGATTATAGAGATATCGATAATACCATCGAAGATTTTATTCTCGACTTTAAAAACAAATACCTTTCAGATATACAATTTAACGTCGCCACAAACAAAAGATTATTTGTCAAAAATGCTCTCGAGTTCTATAGAGCAAAGGGTACAGAGAGAGCTGTAGATTTATTCTTTAAACTCGTTTACGGCATCGAAGCGAGAGTATATGAACCATCTCGTGATCTCTTCAAGCTGTCTGACAATGAGTGGGAAGATAAAAGATATCTCGAGATGGTTCCCTCTCCTACCAATATCAATTTTATAGGTAGACAAATATTTGGTGCAGACTCGAAGGCCTCAGCATTTGCTGAAAGACTCGTAAGAGCAAAGAAAGGCAATTTGTATATTGAGGTCATATACCTCAGTGCTTTGAATGGTACGTTCGAAACAAACGAACATATCTATGCGTATGCTGATGACGGCGTAACGAGATATCGAAATGAAATTATCGGTTCGTTGACTAATTTCGATATTACTGCGTCTGATCCAAATTTTATTATCGGCGAAGAAGTTGTCGTTGAAGGTGGTGAAGGCAAGAAAGGACGAGCAATTGTAACGAGTATCGAGTCAGAAGTTGGTGTTGTTAGTTTCGATATGATAGAATACGAAACGGGTTGGGGTTATAGCGCCGACACACAGTTAATTGGCGCCGACAGAATGCTGCTACTCGATGACGTAGTGCTCGAAAATACTGATTATTTTTATCACATCGATCCGTTCCAACAATTT